GCTCATATCGGGAGTATCAGTCCACCCCTCATGAGTCCACACATCACGCAACAATTCATGAAGCACCTCATGCGTGTAATAAAAACTATCAGCAATAGGTGAACGAGATAGATGCGAGCGCTCTTTAGCAACATACTTCTGCGCTTCATTGTAGAAAGTCTTGCGCAGTTTAAACTTTAAACTTTCTTCTTCGCTCCACTGTTCTATCTTGTGCCAGTGTTCTAGCGCCCACAGCGATAGGTGTTGGTAGACATCATCAGTGGTTACAATGCCACGGTGTATACGATTGGCACGGGTTGCTACTTGTCTAGCCACACCATAAATAGTTTCCCAAACTTTATCTTGGCTATCCATCTTTTGGTTCTGCTTTCTCGTTCTTTAATTTACGCATTGCCATAAGTAAATCGTCAACGGTTATGAGGTAACCCTTGCTTTTATTCGGTGGTATCTCGCAAGTAATCTCACGACCAAACTCTTTAACTGCATACAACACATGCGATGTAGGTACCATGAGTACGCCCTGCTCTAGTACAAACGCCCAATAATCTGCCTCAGTTACCATCACACCCGATGGCTCCCAAGACTGTGACTTCATGTACCAGCACTCTACTTCTACATAGAGATTGTTAGTGACCCACCATTTTCTATCTCGCTTTACTTCTACCTTCTTGCCTTGGGTTAGCAGTTCTTCAACTAACTGTTCACCCTTGCGCCCGTATCCAAAGTCCAAATCAAATGATGAGTTCTTTGCCACCGTTTAAACACCTACTCGTCTGCGTAATCCCTCTGCTCCTTCAGCAAGGAACACATCGTTAACATCGCAGTTGTCAGGCATGAACACGGGGAATACATTGTCCAATTCTCGTGAGATAGTCTTAGCCATCTCTTTACCTGCGTTGTCACCATCACAAAACAACATAATCTTTTCCCAGTCAGCAAGGACACGGGAGTAAAACGGCTTCCAGTTGTTGGCTCCAGGAAGTCCAACAGCAGCGAACCCAACCTGCGTTGCAATGATTGTGTCTAGTTCACCTTCGCAAATCACAAGCATGTCAGCATCTCTATCCAATGCTTGAACATTGTAAATGTGTGTGCTTGCGCCTGGTCTTGATAGGTACTTCGGACCACTATCGTTGTTTAAACTACGAAAGCGTATGTCAATCACACCTGATGGAGTCAGATATGGGATAGCCAACTTACCAAGGTAAGGTTCATGTCCTGCTTCAGGATTCGCCACGAAGCCGAGGCGGAATATACGCGCCGTTTCCTCTGCTATACCGCGACTCGTCAGATACGGTAGCGCTTCGCTTAGGCTTCCTGCGTAGTTCTCCGTTGCTTTCGCCAGTAATTCCCTCTGCGATTTGGACAGCCTTGCCATAGTTCACGCCCTCTTTCTTCATGATGATTGAATAAACATCGCCAGCCATGTCACAAGCGAAACATCTAAACCCACCAATATCAATGTTTAAACGAGCAGATTTTACATGGTCATTGTGGAAGGCGCAACGCACTGATTGCCACCCGCCACGGTTAGTTGCAACTACAAATCCATAGTGTTCAAGTACTTTAACAATGTCATGCTTAGAGGTTTGCGAGGACATCACTGAGTTTCTGAACGACATACGCTTCACCAACTCCCTTGTTGCTTGCCTTGATAATCACCAGTGGCGTAGGTGCAATGGCTAATCGTTTAGCAACTCGGTAATTCTCTGCCTCAATCTCTGCCTCTCGTATCCAACCACTCAAGTCAATGCGACCATCACGGCGTGGAGCCTTGGCTTCTACAACATAGGCACCGTTAACTCCTGGAACAAACACATCGCCAACATCATTGCGACCTGCACGAGGCAAACGCTGTGCGTTTAAACCTTGCTCCATAAACCAGTCAGTTAAATCTATTTCCCACGCTGCGCCTCTACGCTTGTTGCTCTTTTGTAGACTCACGCTCTCTCCTTTCGGCTGCTTCAACTGCTGCCCAGTACAAGTTGTAGTAGGCATCATCAAATGAAAATCGTTTCATGTGCTTGGCAATCACACCAGTGTGGGCATGTACGGGTATACCCGCAGCCTTGACCTTGCGGAAGAAGGCAATGTCCTCACCGATGAACTTCTCACCACGCTCGTTGTTCTCACCAAACCAGAAATCATCTGGAAACTTCTCGTTTAAACTCTTGAGTACACTCTTGTGCATCATCACTAGACCCATGCCAGCGTTGTCAACCTTTACTATTTGGTTCTTAGGTAAAGGGTGGAGATAACTAATCTCATACTCGTTGCCAGTTTCATTAAAGATACATGGCATAGGTTGCATCAAAGAACTTTCCATGCCCTTGGATATGAAGTAAACACCACTGACTACAGGGCGTGTTACTTTGTCAGCCGTATCCCATAGAGTCTTGAGCATCTCTTTGGTTAATACAATGTCAGAGTCAACCCACAACGCCCAGTCAGTGTTGACCTTCTGCCACATCTCTATGGCTGCTTGGCGTTGGCGTGCTATCTGATTGCCTTGTACACGCACTGCGTTGTTAATCGGTACTCCAATAGTGGGTCCATGGATAATCGTGTAGACCAAACCTTCAGTAAACTTTCCATCTGTCATGCCATTGTCACACCAAATGATGGACAGAGTTTCTTTATTGCTATGAGCCATGTTTAAACCTCGCATCTGATTTGTCTATAATTGTCATTGCATGTTCGGCTAAGTCTTTATAGGACTCTGCCATGATTACTAATCGTTCTGCGATTTCTTTTGTACAGTCGGGTCCGTGGTCCTCTCGGAGATGTCCAGCAAGTTGCGCCACATAGTCAGCAAACTGGAGTGACTCAAACCATGCTGCAGATGGGCTGAAGATTTTGCTTGTCGCTTCATCAACCAATTCCACAAAGTTAGGAAGTTCATCTAGCAAACTATCCTTCAGTGCTTGGGGTATGTCCGACTTCGCTATCGCCTCCGCCACCATTTGAGGGGTGATTGAGAGTTCCTCCATTGAGAAGGGTTGTGTGTTCCTCTTGAGTAAGTTCCTTAAATCTGCCCGTTTCTTTTTCCTGCCAAACATAGGTTCTCCATCCAACTGTCCAAGTAAAGTTCTTAGGTAAAAACATTAACTGCGCTTTCATATCTGTAACCAGTGCTTTGGTAGGAACTACAACATCTTCACTGTCGTAAGTGCCAACAAGTTCACCCATGTTTTCAGCAATCTTTAATTCCCATTTAGAACTCATCATAGAATTCCTCTCTTTCGTACTCATCAAAATCAATAACAACATCAATGACAGCCATAGCAACAATGATTACTACTGCTATAAGTATTACAAGCGAGGCAAACATCGCAAGAATAAATTTCATGGTGCCACCAAATCCTTAATCTGCATACTTGCAGGGTCGTAGGCAAGCCACACTGGTGTAGCGCCGTTGGCATCGGCGGGTCCATATCTATTCTTAACCGCACATACACCCATTGATGCAAGTTGTCCGTGTACGGTTAGTATCAGAGAAGGAGTCTGCGCAATTTTGCCATGCAACGCAGAGCGTGGCGGGCAAGGATTGCCATTAACACCTTCACTTGTATGGTGGCAAACAACAACAGCAGCGCCAGTATCTCTAGCCCACCATTTAAGTTCACGCATGAGGGTGCGCAATCCGCCCCACTCATCTTGCCCATCAATGGTTACATCTACTGCGTTGTCAAGTACGATAAGTTCAACATCTCTACCTAAACGCTCGCGGGCTGCAAGTACTGCATCCTCTACATCTTTAAGTGAAGGCGCTGAATCAAACTCCCACATGATGTGGTCAGCAGGCTTGAGCATCTGTGCTGCCCACTCTCTGTCTGCTTCCATCATTGGTTCTACTTCGGCTTGTGTTCTGCCAGTTAACATCGCAAGCAAACGCAAACTCATAGTGTGTGAGTGTGTATCTGCTGAGATGTATAGCGTTGGTACTTGCACATGCACTGCAAGTGATAGAGCAAGTGTGGATTTACCAGCCCCTGGAGGACCAGCAATCATGCTTACCTCGCCCCGTCTAAACGCTATTTGCTGCTCAAGCAGAGAGCGCCACACTGTTGGCAGTGTCGCACCCCCTGCTGATGCAGTACGGATAGCGCGGGATAGGAGGCGCATAAACTATAGAGTTACCTTGTTAGGGCAAGACTGACCCTGTGGTTTAGGGCATGCATAGAACGCCTTGTATGGGCGACCAGTTGACTTAGCAATACCTGCTGGTACGAAGCGCATTGCTCCTGCACCGCATGCACAATCAGGTGCGCCTGCTGGTGCTGTTTGTACTGGGCGTGGTGCCACAGTTGTACCTTGTACTGGTACTGAGTTAGGGAAAGCATCCTTAACAACTGCCATACCTTCAACAGTTTTCTCAAGGTCAACAAGCGCAGCAAGGCGCTGTGTTAGTTGGTCAAGTAGTAAATCAAGTTCAGCACCATCGGTGGCACGAAGGTTAATCAACATGCCATCTTTCTTGGTTTTGAAGTTGATTTGGATTGGTGAGTTTTCACTCATTGTCATCTCCTAGTTCAGGGTATTTGTGGGATTCGGAACCATTAACTGCATAGCATGCGTGATTGACAGAACATGTACCGCACATAAATCCTGGCTGTGGGATAAAGATGTTGTTGTCTACCGCAGTCTTAAAGCCCTTAACCTGTGAGGCTAAGCGCCGTTCAGTGTAGTGTGATAGGTCTACTGGTTCAGTTAGTTCACCAGTACGAGCCATGAAGTAGGCACCCTTGACAGGGCGAATACCCATAGCCTTCTCGCACATAATCGCGTATGTGCCTAGTTGGGTATAGGTAACTGGTGGTTTGCTTGAAGTCTTGATGTCAACGACCACAAGTTCCCCATCGGGAGAAACCATAAGTCGGTCAAGAAAGCCCTTCATGAGGACTCCACCAATTTCTACATTGAGTTCAGTTTCAATGGCTGCCTCGCCACCTGACAGTAGGTACGGTTGGTATCCACTATCCTTGCGAAACTGTATCCAAAAATCTAACATCTTGGGTCCATTGTCCACCCACCATGAAGCATCCTCTTTGTTGGGATACTGCTTGGTAGCCCTGCCACCAGCACGGAACGGCATGCCGTTGTCAGCAAGACGGTAGTTATCCTCCCATTTATCTAGGAAGATTTGTCGTAAATCAAAGTCACCTATCTCCTGCAGTTGTGGGCTGAGGTTGTCGTACCACTCAGTACACTCATGTAAGGATTTACCCCCTACTAGCCAGTAGGATGGGTTCTCAGGCACTTTCTGTATGCGGGTAAGGTAGAACGACCAGCCACAGTTAAGCCATGTAGACATGGCGCTGTGGGAGATGTAACCTTTCCCAGTCTTTTCTTCAAGTGTCATACTTCTCCTTTGCAATAGAGGAGTTTACATGCACCTCGCTCCTCTATCCTGCGACACGCCGAGAAAACTACATCAGTGTAATTAAAAAATCAGTATACTCCTGTTCGTGCAGAACGGGTTAAGTGTATGTGTCTGCTGAAGCGTAAGCGGAAGCAGAGCATAGTTAAGCATAGTTATCGTGGTATTCCTACTCATGCATGTCCTTGCGGTTCTCAAGTAATTAAAGTCGCGTGCATATTTGAAGATGGCGAGATTGCTTTGTGGTTTACCGAAGCAGAGTGCGCATTATGTGGCGCTGAATTGACAGCCCCAACCCCACTTGATAAAGTCTAAGCGCTACAGTATTTGGGGAAGTGCTGTAGTGCAGTAAAACTACATATCGGATAAATGCAAAAAAGCCCCCGCTCACCAAGATTTCTCTTGATGGCGGGGGTTCTTTTGTTTAAACTATATTAAGTTATTTTGTTCTGCCGAACTCTCCTGCGGAGGGGTCCAACCACTTCAATACAGGACCGAGGAAGCCTGCGAGAGCAGCCATCCCAAGTGTTTTGAAATCGGTTTCACCAGCGAGGTAGAGTGCGATTGCAGCAGATGCTGCAGCACGGAACCAGGTCAGCGAGATTTGCTTTAGTGTTTCCATTAGTTACCTTTCTTGCCATGTACTTTGCAGCAGGTACATACGGGTGCCAATATGACACCTTTTGCCACCTTCTTCTTGGGCGTTCCGCCAATGGCTTCAGCCACTATCTGCTTAGTTAGGCTTGGTTGATTTTTCCACCAGAACCAAGGGCTGGTATCACCAGCGAACTCTGGCTTGATGGAAACATGGAGGTGTTTCGTATGCGGATTTTTACCTGCATACTTTCGGTCACCTTGCTTTGCATATTTGCGGGACCAAATCTTTCCATTGAATATGAGATAGTCAACTCGGTCATCTTCTTTGAGGCGTTGAAAGATGTCTGCACAGTCAATGCCATTCTTTGGGTCATGGGTTAAGTCTACCGCAAGACCTGTGTTGTGGTCTGAGTTAGGGCTTTGTTTTAAATGTGCAATGGAAGGGAGTAAACCGTCTGAGGCTTTCTTCCGCAGGGGTGCAAGGGCAGTCGCCTGGCGTAGCATGGCAATGGCAGCAGGGCTGGCAGACTTGGCAACCTTGGGTTTCATCTTTCACTTCCTCAATACTTCTTTGACTAAATCAGTTAACAGGTCAACTTTTTCTTCAAGGCTATTCACCTTGTCTTTCAGACTTGACCCACCGTTGGGTTTGAGTTCCGACAGATAATGTTTAGTTAGATGCTTAACACCCATGGCTAGTGCGCCAACAAGGGTGGTTACGGACACGGCTAAAGCAGCCCAATCAGCAGGAGTCATGTTTCTATCCTTATATGTTTAAACGACAGTACGAGCGACAATCTGGAGAATTCCACCGTAGCCTGAGAAGTTACCGCTAGGTGGTGTAGTGCGGGTGAAAGACACCTGCTCAATCACTGCTTCAATAGGTTCTCCGTCAGCAGTGAAATCTTGGATGATGATAGTTTCGCCTTGGGCTTCCATAGCCTCTAGCGCTTGGAGTCTACCGAGTGCGTAGCCTTGGAATCCCATGATGTTCTTATTGCGGTCACGCTCCGAATCAAAACAAAAGACAGGGATTTGAATAACACGAGCGCGGGTAGGAGTAGGCAGAGCCTTAACAGAGTAACCATAAATAACAGCGCCAGTCGTGGCAGTTGTATCGTTACGATTGAGGCGGAATTTAAACTGCGCTTCCACGCCAACATCTGTAAAAACCGATGAGAGGTCGTAGTCATAATCAGTTGTACTCCCTTGCGTTACGGTACGGAAGGCTGTGTCTGCTCCGTTTTGAACACGAAAGATGTCAATGTCACCTTGCAGAGTTCCCTCAGTGCGTAGTTTTAAACGCTTCCATGCTTTGTTCTCAAGGGTTTCGTAACGGATAATACCTGTGGTGATTTCACCTGACTCAACAAGTTCAGTTGCATGCTCAATAAATAAACCATCACCGTTTACACAGAAAGCAATTCTGCCATCGCCAAGGTTTGCAACGCCTTCTACTTTACCCGTTGCGCCTTCTGCATAAATATCTGTGGAGTATGCATAGGCACCATTTGTTAATGGCTGTGATAGGTCAACTCTATAGACACCAGAGTAGCCACCAACACCAGAGTCAACACCAGCAATAATAAATTTGCTGTATGCGCTCATCTTGAATATGCCTAGGTTGTTTTCAAATATAAGCGGTCCGTAAGAAAGGTCGCCAACTTCATTGGCTATTGCGATACGCAAACCTCTGCTAGTTCCTATGGCAACATAAGTTCCAAGGTAGCCAAGTAAGCCAGTTACTTCTTCTCCACTTGGTAGCGTTATCACGCTAGTCATGGTTGTTAACGCACCAGTGTTGTCTACCGTAATCTTGTATACATTACCCTGCTCACCAGAAAATCCACCAACATAGATTGCAGCACCTGCTTCTGTTATAGCCCTAAAGGTGTAGCCAGTTGGCATGGTGCTGCTGCCATTAACTGGGGTAAGAGTGCTTAGGTTGATTGATGAACCAGAATTTCTATTAATTTCATAAACAAATGTATTTTTATTTACATCATGAAACCCAAGCATGAAACGGTTTTTAACATAGGCAATAGTTGCTGTTTGTGCATTTGCCGTGTTAATTGTATAGTCTTGATGTAGTGATGGAGAAGCGGCATCAAATGAATATCGCCACACTTTGGTTGGTGTAACCATCATAAGGTCATTACCACCCATACCAACGGCTATGATGTTTTCAGTAATGGCAGTATTGTCAATAATGGTTGTTTCTGAATAATCACTAACTCTGATTCTTAATACACGGATTGTTTCCGTGGATGAATACTTAACTAATATCAGATACTCAACGCCACTAATGATGGTATTAAATACACGGCTATCGCCAGTTACTGCCTCTTGTAGGAATGTTCTGCGAAGCAGAGAGATTCTGCCTGGAGTCCAAGGGTTAATGCCAACAGATGAACTGAAGCGGAAGCGTGCTTCCTCTAAGGTTCCAGTGATTGGCTCTTGGTATGTGCTGCCTGTTCCAAGGTGGAATGATGACTGGCTGCGAATCCAGTAGCCTGAACCTGAAAGTGACTGCTCACCTGGGTCGCGTAGTTGGTCCACGCGCTGAGTACGAAACTCTGCAGTCTGACGGCGATATGGAGTATTGTCTGTAATCGCTGCAATAAAAGGCATGCCACCGATAGCAAAGTCATACTTGTATGTGGTTGGGTCGTAGTATGTGGAGATGCGACCCGACAGGTCAATTATTACGCGTTCAGATATATCGGGCGGTCTGCTGTCTACCATGCTGCTCCTTTAAATTAAATTGATGTCCAACCTCTGATACTGCCGCCCTCTACAGGGCATTTGAAAGGTAAATGTTTGCCATCGGCAATCCATTGACGGTGGGCTGCATTGTGAGCAGCCCAATCTATGTCGCTAGTCACTATGAAAGAAGTAGTTTTGCTTCGTCTTCGGTGATTCCTAGTTTGGCTAGGAGTGCTTGCTTGGCTGCTGCTGCTTCGGCTTCGGCTTGCGCTTTTAATTCTAATGCTGTTGGTAGTGTTGCCACTAAAGTAGCCATTTCAGGTTCTGCGTATTTATCCGTAACCCATTCCAAAAAGATTTCTTCAGAATCAGAAAACTTTATCGCACCAAAATCTTTATTAGGTATCAAATCTGGATAAATATGATTCACAACAATAGGTAAATCTTTAGGAGTAATTGTTAGAATTTGCATTATGCACCTATCTTATAGATAACCATACGAGAAGCGGCTCCATATTGTGGAGTACCACCAGAAGTAACATTAAGAGTAACAAAAGTGCTGATGTAATCAGTTGTGCCGTTACAATCTATAATACCAGAAACAGTTTGTGGAAGATTGTATGCTGCGTAAGAAATATAAAAATCGGCATCACATCTAGCAAATTCGCTTCCATTTTTTCTTAAAGAAACTGTACCCTGATGCCAGATACCTGCACCATTTGCATTTACCATAATAGTTGCGGTTACAAAGTATTTACCTGCTGTTTGTGGAGTAAATCTACCTGTACTTGTATTGTAAGCATTATCTGAATCAAAATTCTCATTACTGAATACTGCTTCGGTTGCAACATTGTCAGTGATATTTGTAGCATTAGCATTAACGGAACAGTAAGGAGTTAAAGAACCACCTGCAGGCGTAGCCCACTTAAGTCCCGTGGCTGTGCTAGAGTCAACAGTAAGGACCTGATTAGCAGAACCTACTGCCAAAATGCCAGAGTCATTGGTGGTAGTACCTACTACCAAATCGCCCTTTGCTGCAGGAGCAACAGCGTTAGATGATGCTTTTGATATAGGCATTAGTTACCTCCAAGGATTGCTGCTTTGAGTTCGTCTAAAGATAGTCCTACTGATGCCAACTTGTCAGCGATGGTAGGTTCAGGAGCAGGTTGTGGAATATGTGCGTTTAACACATCCTGTGCCTTCTGGGTATCGGCAGGATTGATGTCTAACCAGAAAGTACCGCTAGCATCAAGTTTAGGTGATGTATTACGATTAATAGAAATACCTGCCGCTTCTAGTTCATCGCAAAGTTGAATTCCATTTACTTCTAAAGGTTTATCAAATGCTATCATTATCCCACCCTATACATTCCGAAGGAGCCATAACTTCCAGTATTTTCCCAAGTTTGATTAGAACCAGCATCGTGATAAACAGACATCTGTAGGTAATCTCCATCATTTAGATAAAAAGTTCCCAAAGCAACAATGCTTGTCCAGTCGCTAGTTCTTTTTTGCATACGAACTCTTATTAATTCATTTGTATTTTTGTCAATTAAGATTTGACCAATGCTAATTAATCCTGTTGATGTCCACATACCCCAAGCAAATACACTGTAATAACCTGCTTTTCCTGTAGGAACAGTTAATCTATCGGTATTAGATGATGTGCTATGGTATCCATCTGTATCGTAGACTTCTTGATTAAAAGTCAAAGTAGTAGAAACTCCACTGGGAACAGTTGTAGCAGTAGAATTTTTTACTAATACACCACCAAATGTTGGATACGGAGCAGCACCCCACGCAGGAATACCACCGCTTACCTTTAGTACTTGGTCAGTGCTACCAATCCCAAGACGAGCAGGGGTATTAGCAGCAGATGCGTAGATGATGTCGCCAGTGGTAGTAGTCAAAGTGTTTCTAATAAACCTACCATCAGCAACTGTCTGTGAATAGGTATCTGTTAGTGGGATTGTCTGGTTAGCAAATACTTCAATGATGTCGCCAGCAAGAGTTGCATCAATAAGTGTGATGCTTGTGCCATTGGTTGCGGTGTAGTCATTACCGCGTGAGAGCAGGGTACCGTTACGGTAGACAGCCTCATAGCCTACTGAGTAGACCAGTGATACTGAGTTGTCGTCTAGTCCAGACAGGCTGGTAGTACCAGCGTTAGGTGCCTTAGACCAGCGAGTAGTCAGTACTGGTGTAGTACCTATTCTTCCTGTTGCCATCTAGTTTCCTCCAAGTGCTGCTTTGAGTTCTTCAAGTGAAAGCCCAACGCTTGCTAGTTTTTCAGCAACTGTTGGTTCAGTAGGTGCTGGTGGGTTGTGAGCATCAAGGGCTGCTTGTGCTTGCTCAAAAGAACATTCACCACGAATATATAACTGACCATCTTTAGTAAACAATTCCCATCCAGTTTCATTTCTAAAAATATCAGTGCTAAGTGGTTTGTTGGGCATAGTCATCAAATGTTCCATATTATGCTCCTAAGTAATATAGATAAAATGCTGCAACTACAGTTGGTGTTGCTGTTGCGTTATAAACCATATAAAGTTCTACATAATCTCCAGCCGATAAACTTACTATTCTTGAACCCAAAATAGCAGCATTATTTCCACCAAGATTTCTGTGTTGCTGTAATATGTTCTGGTCGCCACTGCCAGAGCCATTTAAGTAATATCTTAGAGTAAAACCATCAGATGAACCAGCACTTAATGAACCATATCCTATAAGAAGATATTTTCCGCCATATCCAGATGGAATAGTAAAACGACTATTGTTTGTGGAGTTATCGTGAAAACCATTAGTGTCAACAACTTCACTGTCAAAAGGAATTTGAAAAGCAACATTGTTTGTAATTGATATTGTCCCACTACCTCTTGTTGCCCAAGCGCCAACAAAACTAGGACTTGCAGGCGTAGCCCATTTGAGTCCTGTCGCCGTACTTGAGTCCACAGTGAGGACTTGGTTAGCGCTACCAACAGCCAGCCTTGCTGGTGTATCTGCTGCTGTGGCTACAATCAAGTCACCCTTAGCATCAAGGATAGTAGGCTGAATTGCGGTATCACCCGCACCTAATCTTCCTGTTGACATATTATGAAATCTCGCTTCCGTAAGCGTTGAATGAGAAGTTAGCAGATGAGGCATACACTGTTACTACATCAGTAGCACCAAGTGTTAGTCCCAATGTCAAGGTGTCTGTTGTATTAGCAGGTAGGCTGATGTCATATGCGACATACTGTGCTGCAGCGAGCGATGCTCCTGCAATGCGTACTGCGATGCGATAAGTACCAGCAGTTGCTGCTTGGTTACATACTGTCACAGTTGATACGATAGTCTGCGTAGCAGACGGTACTGTGTAGAGGGTTGTTGCTGTTGTTGCCGATGGGTTTGATTGCCCAAGGACTTTATAGGTTGTTGGCATTTATTTCTCCTTAGTTACATCCCACCGAACAGCAACGCTGTTGGTGTTGGGTCTGTTGTAATTGTTGCCCACGAAGCGGTAGTTCCGTCTGTGGTCAAATACTTTCCTGAGTTTCCTGTCTGGCTTGGTAGAGCATCTATTGCTGTCCAAGCAAGTCCTGATGCTGTTGCTGAACTTACTGTCAACACATAACCATTGGTTGATGCGACTGTAAGAATTGTTGAACTATCTGCACCTGTTCCAACAATCAAATCACCCTTGGCATTGGTATCAAGCCCAAGAGTTACGCTGCCTGATGTGCCTCCACCTTGGAGTCCATTGCCCGCAACAACTGCGGTTATATCTCCAGTAGATGTAAAGACTTGCCACGATGATGTACCACCGTTCCAGACATACATGTTGCCATCGGAAGTGTCATAATAAATAACACCTGCGGTTAATGGGTTGCCATCATTGTCTACTGTTGGTGGTGTTGACTTTGGACCAAGGTAACGGTCATCAAAGGAGTCCCATGCAGCCTCTGCAGATGTAGCGCTAGATGCAGCGCTTGTAGCAGATGTTGCTGCTGCGGTTGCACTATTGGCTGCTGAGGTAGCAGAAGTGGCTGCATTGGTTTCTGATGTAGCAGCAGCGCTTGCTGAATTAGAAGCACTTGTTGCACTGGTTGCAGCACTGGTAGCCGATGTTGCAGCACTTGATGCGGAGGTAGCAGCAGCACTAGCGCTATTGGCTGAGGCTGTTGCACTGTTGGCTGCGCTTGTGGCTGAAGTTGCTGCAGCAGTTGCTGAGTTAGCAGCGTTTGTTTCACTTGAAGCAGCAGCCGTTGCACTGGCTGCAGCACTGGTTGCATAGCCTGCGATTGTTGCTACGGATGCAGCAGCAGTTGTTGCAGAAGCAGCAGCGCTGGTTGCTGATGTGGCTGCAGCCGATGCGCTTGTAGCAGCGCTTGTAGCGCTGGTAGCAGCAGCAGTAGCAGAATTAGATGCGCTAGTCGCGCTTGTTGCAGCAGAGGTTGCACTCGTTGCTGCTGCGCTGGCACTACTAGCAGATGCTGTAGCACTATTCGCAGCAGATGTGGCTGATGTCGCTGCTGCTGTAGCAGAGTTAGAGGCTGAGGTAGCAGAGGTTGCTGCTGCTGCAGCAGAGGCTGCTGCTTGTGCAACACCACTACTAACGCCAGTGTCTACATAATTTTTAGTGGCTGCATCTTGTGCTGATGTTGGGTCGCCAAGACCAGTAATTTTATATGTTGCAGCAGCAAGGTTTGAGCCAAGAGTTTTATTAGATAAGGTTTGGCTGGCATCTGCAATAACTACAGTTCCTGAAGTATTTGGAAGTGTGATATTTCTATCTGCTGTTGGGTCCTCAACATTTAATGTTGTTTCAAAACCATTATCTGTTGCGCCTTCAAAATGCAGACCAGTAGAACCGATTGTTTTATTAGTGAGGGTTTGCTCTTTGGTTGTACCTACAATGACACCATCGCCAGTGGCAATACCGTGAACATGTGTTTGGTTAGCAGCAGTAAGGATTGCCTCGTCAATGTCATAGCCACGAGCAGCAATGTGGTTTTCTGATTCACGGAAGTCACGACCAGATACACCATGGCGAACCACCGCACCAGCAGAGTGGGCTACAGCCTGTGTATTGTCAGAGCCACGAGTGACAGTAAGAGTTGTGCTTGTACCGCTTGTGACTGTAATGACTTCTTCTTTAGAAGTGTCAGGGTCAACGATGAGCGTGTACGGAAATGATGTCGGGAATCCGCTAATGGATGCGACAATGAATGATGTGTATGACTGCCCCTGCGACTGTGCGGGGATAGATGCTTGGAGCGAGGTTTCTACTGCGGTTGAGGAGTAGTACCGCGCTGGTGAGCCTGGGTCGCCTGCTGCCATTTTCTACCTTATCTCTGATAGTGCGAACGGATTGGATGTTGACGGCGTTGGTTATTCGCCACTTCGTTTAAACGCTGCTGATAAATGTTGTACAAGAATCTGGCTGCGTTCTGCCCCGAACCTGTCGGGCGCACGCCATCAAGGATGTCTGCTGCTGCAGACTGAGGACCAAGGCGTGAAGGGTCCAAGAACGAAATCATGCGGAAGGCTGCGCCATAGATGGCAACATCCTCCGAATAAGATGGAAAGCCTGTTACTGTTTCATAAACATCAGTATCATTAACAAGTGCTGTTGGGCGCTTGCTGTATGACACATGCACTGTTTGTCCAGGAACAATCTCTGAATAGATAGATAGGCTCTTTGTGGTAGCAAAGGCATCTGAATCTGCAACTCTATCTAGTTGCCATGCACGAGATGGAAACCACTCTTTGGATGGCCCTACTGTTGAGTAAGTTACAGATAAAACATTTTGTACTGCAGCAGGAATCTCATAGGAATACTGTGCTGCTACATAATCAAAGTCATAGGTACCTACCGCAAAGATGCTTGGGTACATAGCATTGATTGTGTCATTGATGGCGTTCTTAATCTCTTGCCGTGGGAACAGTGGTGCCATTGTTACTTTGGCATTGCTTGTGTGAGCAGCAGCAGTTGTGCCACGCTGCGCTCTACCCCATGGAGCAAGGCTTAGAGTATTGGCTACATTGTCTGTAGAGTTAACGAATACAATTTCATCGTCAATCTGTACATAACCACGCCCAATAACTGAAGCATCATAAACGCTCAAGGTTGTTGCTGTGCTAGTAGCGTTGCTAACTAGCCAAGTAGCAGGCTCTGTGTTCTCTGTATAGCCATGCAATACAGCCTCAACACGGTCTGCTAGTTGTCCGAAAGTACTCATAGGTCAATGCTCCTTAATGCAACCACGGCTGATAATCCAGAGGTGCCAGCAAGTTCATTGCAGATGGCGTTTAAACCTTTGTAGTCATTTGGCTGGCGTGTAGAACTAGCCTTGTAATTGAGGGCAGCAATCAGTCCTTTGCCAGTAGTTCCAGCCCACGCATTAGCAGCACCTTGTGGTGCATCGTAAACTGTATAAACAGGGTATGTACCGCCATTGGCTAGACGGTTAAGTTCACCCGTAAGTGTGCTTCCTGCTGCTCCTGTTGCCATTACTTGCCTTTCTTCTTAGCCTTGCGAGCCACTGCTGCGTTATCTACTAGGTTCGGATACTTCCGACCCGCAGCCTTTGCACGAGCCTTGGCAGCAGCCTTCTGTGCAGAAGTAAGTTTTGTAGATGTCTTTTTTGGATTCTTCTTGTCCCAAAATGCTTTACCTTTCACCACTTCACCTTGTCTGCCCAATACGCTGCACTCATCTTGCCCTTAGCAATGTTCTTTGCATGGCGGGCTTTAAATGATTTCTGTCGCTTTGTGGGCTGTCTATCGCCTGTTACACCTTGTTGACCAAAACGGATGGTCTTTACTTGGCTGCCTTCTTTTGCTACCACCACATGTGATTTACTTGGGTGGCTTGGTGTGCGCTTTGGTTTATTGAAACCAGATACGCCAGCCCTCGCTAGGCGAGGGTCGCGCTTACTTCTTTTTTCCGCCACGCTTAGCAGCCTTCTTCTTAGCCATTCCTGCTTCGCTCATAGCGATAGCAACGGCTTGCTTCTTGGACTTAACAACGGGTCCACCCTTACCTGAGTGAAGGGTTCCACGCTTGTACTCGCCCATTACTTTGCCAACTTTTTTCATTGCTGCTTTTTTCTTCATTAGTCGTAATCCTCTGAGTCGTTTTCTTCCATCTTGCTCATTGGGGATTCGCCAATACGGACAATTGGCTTGTTATACATGGCTACATTTGGAGCCTTTGGTAGTTGTGTAGGTGTTCTGCCACCAACGCCGTAAGGCGTTACAGTTCCGAAGCAATTGCACTCAATGCACATTATTCTTCCTCATCTTCGTAAATGTCCTCATCTTCTATAGTGGGAGAGGGCAGTCCCCACATTGGCTCTGGGATAATTGAGTTAGTCGTCATCATCCTCATCCAACATTTTCTTAATCTCATCCTCAGAAGGGGAGCGGTATTGCACCCAACTTGGATAAGAACCTTTATCCATTACAAAGGTAAGGGCTACATCAGACTTAAAGCCTGCCTTGAGTAAGGAGTTGTAGTACTCGTTAAGCCAAATGCAGTACATCTCTAGTTCTGTATATGACTCATCCTTGACTGTGCGAACCCGTGCTGCAGCCTTTTTCTTGCGTTGTGGTTTGCGAGCAGCCATGATTCCTCCCTATGCTCCGAACGCCTTACCTGTTTCATTTGAAATTCTTACTGCTTCTTGAACCTTTTTCATGCTGGTTCCTGCGGGCTGTATGCCCTGAGCGCGGGCATCTCTATATGCCTGCAATTCTTTATCCCAGTTCTTTGAAGATACGCTGAGGTTAGAGTTAGCATCTCCTGTATTCATGACAAGAGTTCCAACTTTGCAACCAAAGCAACCCTCAACAAACTCTGGGTGGGTCTGTATTTGATGTAGGTTCATGCTGGTGTTATGTACTCTCCATAGCCTTGTGCTGTTAGCGCATCGGCTGTCTGTTGTGTAATCAGAGTTGATGTACCACCTGGGTAGTACTCCTCAGCAGTAGTTGTGAGAATCTGACTTGGGTATCTGTATGAGGAATAAATACCGTTTAAACGCAAGACTGAGATACCACGCGCTATCTTGTAGCGAGCAAAGAGGATGTTATCTCCTGCAGGAGTTTCATCTACCGTAGGGGTAGTGAAGTAATACATTGACATTAAGCCTCCTAATGGACTCACCCCGAAGGGGCAGACTTTTCAAATATGCCTGCCCCTCAGAGTCAATCAACTAAAGTGCAGCGATTGAAGAACCAGTTTCAATGCGGTATAGCGCCTCTTGACGGTAGATGCTCCATCCGAGAACACCGTACCAACCGATTGGGCGGAAACGCATCAACTTATCAGTTACTGGACCGATAACAACATTTGGCTCCTGTGATACGGCTTCTGCCAATGCTTGCTTTCCAGCAAGGATTGTGGAGAATACGCGAGTTACTGGAGTTACTGTTACAACTGTAGAAACAGTTACAGCAGCAGTGTTAGCAGTGTCAACAGTGAATGTAGTTGTTGAACCTGAAGTTGAGATTGCAGTAATCTTGGCACCTGAAGCGATACCAGTTCCTGAAACCTTGTCGCCTACTTCTGCACGAGTTGCGATGACTGCAGATGAAGCAACACCGAAGGTGAAGCCTGCTGATGTACCAGCAACAGTTACTGCTGTGGTAGCAAGAGCGGTCTGGTCAGCACCTGACTTAGCAGAGTACATGCGTGGGTTTTCAATATAGAAAGCACCTTCGTAAGTTCCGATGGAACCAGCAAACAAGTTGCCGAGTGATGCATCGGTGTGTAGGTGCGATTCACGCCAGCCAACCGAGCCTGTTTCGGCACGGAGGTCGTGTGATACTTCTGGGTGAATACCGACCCAGTAAAGGCTTCCAGCGCGTGGAACTGCCTTGTTGGAGCGGAGTTTAGCAACAGCCTTGCGGAGGTCAGCAGAATCAATTGTGTCTGATGCTGTGATTGTTGCGGTTGATGTGCGTGTTCCACCGTAGATAACATTGGTTCCTGCGACAAGGACATTTTGTGCCACTGTGTCTAGTGAGTCAGCCATGTTGTACGCGATGATGTCTGCAACAGCAGGGTCAACATCTGATAGTGAGAACAACTGTAGTTTACGGGTAACAAGTGATGCATTTCCGTACTCATTGAGAGTTACAGATACGGTATCAACATTGTTCAAAGCAACTGCATCTACATCTGTTGTTTCAGAGAGAGTGGAAGTTGCTGCTGCCAAGTCGTTGTAAAGTGAGAATACAACGGAGTTGCCTGGCATAGCCTGTTGTACAGGCTTCTTATCCGCAACAGCACGAATCATCGGCTGAGCGCGGAGGGCAAATTCAACATAACGGTCATACGCTGTCTTGACTAGACCAGCGAGCGCCGAGGTGTCTGTATATGCCATGTAGGTTCACCTCCTGGTGATTGGTTGATGTGTGAGTTATTTATTGCAATCCAAGGAGTGCATCTAGGTCCTCACGAGTTTTGGCTCCTGCAATCTTTGCAAACGCATCTTCGTCAACATCTGGCGCAGTGCCAGTTGCAACGAGATTATTGATTCTTGCTTGTGCCATAACTTCTGGACTCTTTTGTGCAGGCTTTTCTTCAGATGGAGTTTGGATTCCAAATACATCGCCGTATTCATTCACCCAAGTAGTGATTGCCTCCTCAGAGGAATCAATATCTTGTGGGATAAATGCAGCAATCTTTGGGTTTAATCCCTTAGCCTGTAGCACATCCTTGACAGTACGCTGACGGGTCTGAGTTTTCAGACCGCTCAACTCCTGTTCTAGTTCTTTCGCACGCTTTTCTAGCGCACGGTTTACTTTGCGGAGTTGTCCGACAACATCAGTAGTTGTGTCGTCATCTTCGTCATCGTATTCGTAATTGGTAGCCATCTACCTATCTCCCTTTTGTTAGTTGTATTCGCAATCCACAAGGCAGTTCGGGGAAACTACTTTGGCTATTGCTTCCAGACTTATACGCCCCCCTGGGCTGGTCGGTCAGGGTGGGGATTCTTATATTGTGGTTGTACTTCTTAAGGTTGAGCCTGTTACGCCACCACGAGCACTAAAGCGGGCTGCTTCACGCTGAGCGCGTTGCTGTGATGCAAGCAATGCTTCTGGACTGCCTTCAATAACAGCCTGCAACGCTTCTTGTTCATTGTATGTAACGCCTTCAAGTTGAGCAAGGCGTTGTTGTGTACGGCGTAATTGACCTGCACTGCCAAGTGCCTTGGCAAGTTCAGCCTCTGAAAGTTTTGCATAGGATTCTGTACCAGCAATGTTTTCTGCTTGTTGTGCTGTGATGCCACCGAGAGTAAATCCAGCAGCACGACCAATTCCTACAAATTGTGCAGCCTTAGCCTGCTTCTGAATCAATGGTAATGCACGCTCTGCATCAAGAACAAAGGCTGTTAAATCGCCTTCTCCTACGCCATAAAAATCTATTAGTTGTTGTTTAACCGCAGGGTTTAAACTACGAGCCAAATCTTGACCTACTTGTAGACGGTCTTGGAATTCCTTTGGAGATACTTCTTTTCCAATCAAATCACCAAAGTCATCTGGCGTGTCGTAGAAACCTTTAGGAATATCAAAGAAACGAGCAGTTTGAACCATAGCATTTTCGTTTTTCATATACTCTGATTCAGTAATAGTACGACCTGCCTTACGCAACGCAGCCATACCAGGAAAACGCCTTTGATATTCTGGTTGGTCGTAAAGTTCAAGCATGACTTGTTCTTCTGAAACATCAGCCATAATACGGCGGTCAATGAATCCAGCAAGTCCTTCAAGACCATAACCTGCCAACATTGTGGTTAGTTTGTCTTTAGCCTTTACCTTAAGAGCCAACTTAGCAGCATCTGCTTCAGCCTTTTGTTGAGCAGCAAGTGCATCAAACTTAGCCTGTTGTGTAGCCAATGCTTTTGTAATAGCAGCATCTACATCTGCTTGAGTTAAACCTTTAGTACTACTTGCTCCGTCAGTACTGCCTGAACCATCAGTTGCTGCATTACTGGCATTAGGCTTGCTAGACACAAAAGAAATATAATTACCGCTTGCATCTGTTGTAAATCTAGCACCAAATGTTTGGTAACTACCAGGACCAGTAGCAACTTGTAATTGCTGGCTTCCATCAGAATTTGTAACAATTCTATAGCCAAGATAACCAGCAGAGGAACCAAATAGTTTTTCTAGTCCAGCAGGAAATGACCCTGCGGTAAAACCAGCAGGAAGATTACCAGTAGCAATGTTATTACCATCTGTGCTTGGTGGGTTTGATGTTGTCTTTAAAGTATTAGCACCAACTGCACTATTGAAGGTAGCCTGAGTAGCGCCACCTTGAGAGCGTGTTTCAGCACTTGAAGCCTGCGGAGAATCTATTGGAGTTTGATATAACTTCCAACGACCACTTGAAGCCCCACCAATCCAACCGTAATACTTAACCATGTTAGGGTCATCTTGTTCAGCCTCTGGGCGAACTGTTGGGTTGCGCATTGGGTCTGCTTCAGCACGAGCCTTGGCTGCATCTGCTAAACGCTTTTCACGCTCTGCTTTTAATTGGGCTAAGCGTTCTTCTCTGTCAACTGCCATTAGATTGCCACCAATCCAAATTTGTTTAACATGCTGATTCCATAACCCTCATACAAGCGTGTGGCATTTTCTGTATATTGCCAACGGTCATCTTGCTTGATTAACTTTTCTGCATCCCATGCTGGTCGCATCATAATCTTGCCTGTTTTTTCATCAGCCATTGTAAATATCTTGCCGTCTTTCCACAATGGGTCGTTCCAATCAAGAGTATCTTCATCAACCTCAAGTAAGTCAGCCCATTTCTTACGATGCAAGGAAGTTACATCCCATAAAGTACGACCTGCTGCAAAGTCATCTGAGAACATTGGATAAAGTAAAGCCTGCTTATCTGCAATCTCTTTCTTGATTTGGTCAGGTGTAGCCTTAACGCGTAATCCGTCAGTGGTTACTTCACCAATTAAACGGCGTTGATAATCGGTTGCAGTCTGTTGGCTAATGGGTACACCCATGAGGTTTGCATAAGATGTAATATCTTGAATGGTGTCAACATAGGCACCACCGCCAGCCTTGCTAAAAATATCTTTGTTAGAAACAATAGAGTTCTCAATGTAGTCTTTTTCCCAACCATTGAGGAATGATGTTTCTGCTAAACCTGATAGATAAGTTGCAATTACTGGGTCTTTTAGGTCAAGACCAAGGGCTGATGCAATACCAGATATGGTGATTTTATATTCACTGATATTCTGGTTGTACCATTTCTCGCCATACTTAAACTTGCCAGCAATGTTGGCTGCAACTGTAGGACCATTCTTGAGATACCAGTCGCTGCTGGTAATCATGTCAACAATTACGCCTTCGGCGTATAAGAACTTACCTGTTTTAGGGTCGCGTACAGCATCATAGATAGCACGAAGTTGGTCAACATTTTTAAGTAAATTTACAATCCAACTTGTCATTGTTGGTATTAGTGTGCTGTCATCATCTTGCTTAAATGGGTCACTGCCACCATCGTCTACAAGAGGTCCACCTTCACCAATTCTTGCCATATTAACCCCTTAGTCCTAATGCCTTTTCAAGGGCTGAACCAAATACATTTGCTGTCTGGAATTCCTTGTAGAGCGGGTCTTGCATTGCACGCTTTTCAGCCTCTGCAGCAGCCTCTGCCTCACCATAGCCTGGAGTTGTAACAGTCACCTTCTTGCCTTTGACTGTCTTAACCTCAGTTTTTGTAGGAGAAGCAAGTTGTTTTTCACGGACAAACTTAGCAAAGTCATCTGCTTCTGCATCATCAACGATGCGACCTGCTCGTTGTTCTAAATACTGTTTATACAGTTCTCTAGCGTTCTGACTCTTAATAAGTTGAGTACTGTATGAAGGACCCTTATCTGCTCCACCGCCCCATAAACCACGCTGAATATCAAGTAGTTGGTATGGAGTTAATTTTTGTCCTTGGCGATTAGCCTCTAGTGAAAGTTTACCCCATGTTTCCCATTGACTTTTAAGTTCTTGGAAACCAGCAGATGCGCTAACTACGCCTGCTGCTACTAACTTAGACTTCCACTCAGCCAAAGCCTTTGGATTAGCCATAGGAAATTGTTTGTTCCATTGGGTTAGTGAAATAATATCTGATTTAACCTCAACAGGGCGACCACCTGCAAATGAAGGAGGTGCGCTAGATACAATCTGTGGTTTACCAGTATAAACACCAGCACCGCCAACTACTGTATCTTGTGAACCCATGATTGCACCAATGTTGAAGTTAGGATTCTTCATTAGTTGCTGACCAGCAGCAGTATTGAGAAGGGCGTTTACATCGCCACCTGCTGCCTCATATTGAGCCATGCCCATCATTAAATCTGTATTAGCCTGGTCTGCAATAGCCTGCTGTTGTGCAGCAGCATCGGCTCCATCATCGCCACCAAATGCACCAACTACAGCACCAGCAATACCTAATAATCCAGCACGCTTTGCAGTTTTCTTAACATCTACTTTGCCATCTGGTTTTCTAGGGATGACAGTTTTAGCAAGTCCAGAAACAGCCTTGCCTCCAGCCTTAGCGCCAGCAACGGCAGAAGCAGCCTTAGCAGCAATCTTGCCAGGGCTAACTACTTCACCACTTAGTTTTGTCATAGCAGCAGTAGGAAGCATGCCCTTCTTGGGAAACTCTTTAAAAGCATCAGGATTCTTTACGAAATAATCAACTGCCTTTTTTAGGTTTTCATCTGGAAGGTCGGGATACTTTGCCCGCACTTGCCGTGCTATTTCTGCTCTAGTTGCCATAGTCCTATCCAAGTGTTACTGGGTCGTTTTGTAAGAATCGGTTATAGAAATCGCCAAACTCTGGAGAACCTTTACGAAGTTGTGCGATTGTTGAATTCCATAGCGCATCTAAGTCAGCATTATCTTCTGCTGTTAGCGTTGAAGCCATACCGTATGCCTTGCGGTTAGCAAGTTCGCGGGCTATTTGAGTACGCATATTGAGATATACAGCGATGGATTGAACTACTGGTCTGCGACCATTTTCTGCCATCCACTTAGGGTCTGACAACATGGTACGCATAGATTCCATGCGGTAAATCCACTTGCCTCTATCTACGCTGTAGTAGTCAGCAGCCCAATCTTGATTACGGCGGGTTAAGTCTGCAACCATCATTTGCTTGAGGGTTTGAAGTTCCTCAGCACCACTTTCGTTGTAAGACTCATAACCTTGAGCCTCTAGTTGGTAATCAAGTAAATCCATGTTCTTACGGAACTCAATCCAACCAACCTTTATATTGGCATCTTTCTTGAGTTCTGCAGGGTTACGGCGGGCGCGATAGTTCTCTGTTGAGCCAGGAACTGGAGCATTGCCATACTGCCATGCATATACAGCCTCTGAGAAGTCATACTTTCCATCTGGGTCATTGACTAAGAAGCCAATCATCTCAGGTGTTGTCTGACCAATCTTACCAATCAAGCCTTTGTACTTCTGGATATTTTGGAAAGCAGCCTGTGATGCTTGCGCACCTGTTGGGTTATATGAGGCGCTAACCAAAGCAGGACCCATTTCTGGGTACATCTGCAAGAACAACACCTCTGCATCTTGTCCATATACCTGTTGTAATCTACGGAATTGCTGTGTGTAGAAACTCAATGGTGAGTCATACTGTGCAGCAAATGGCATTACAAGGTTTGACAAGATACGAACTTTGTAGAAGTTGCTAGTTAAATCTGCAACCTCTTTAAGTTCAGGCATTGTGTCGCGCTCGCCAAGGTTGTAACGAATCAACTCATAGCGGTAAACTGTGTTAAATGTACGGCTCCATAGTTCATCCTGTCCAGCAAGAGAAGCCAACTTCTGTGCTGCTGGTGGGAACAACTGGCGTAGTGAACCTTCTTGTGGTCCAAATGGAAGCACTGGCAAAACGCTAGAGGTAACAATATCCTCAAGGTCTGGTTTTAACTTAACAATCTCATTGACTGGTAGCGTTACAAGTGGACCAAAACCTGCTATAACTTCACCTTGCATGATGACATCCATGCTTCGGATTGGAATAGAAACCTGTGTTCCTGTGGAACGGATAGCCTCTGCCATGCCCTTGCCCCATACTGGAATCTTGCTAATGCCCTCAATAACACCTTCAGACATTGGCACAACAATCTTGTTCTCATAGGAGAACTCAGTTGTTGGGTTTCCATCTTGGTCAACCACATTTGGCTGATTGCGTAGCGAGGACACAATTTGTCCAGCACGAGCAATAACTGCAGGGTTTTCCTTGGCAAGACCTGACCAACGGCGGATGGTGTTCTCCCATGCGTTAAAGAATGGCATGATGAAGCGCATCTTCTCGCCTGCGTAGGACTTGCGGATAATTGTAAAGAGTGTCTTGTTTACTTCTTTGCGTGTTGCCTCAATAGCATCACGGCGAAGCCCGTTAATTTCATCAACAGTTAGTTCTAACTTGTTATCGTTTAAACGCATACGCTTTGTAGCCAATGCGATGTCCATACGCTGTGTCATATCTGAGCGGTAGATTTGACGAGCCAATGGGTGGCGAGCAAGCGTTGTTTCAGGCAGTGAACCTAAGAAGTAGAACGCTCTGTCAACAACCTTTGCTAAGCCTTCTTGCCAGTTACGAGCCTGTGGGCTAGTAGGCACAATGCGACCAATAATGTCTGGCATCTCTGTAGCCTCAGCAAAATGCTCACGCAACCAAGACTCAGTAATTTCTCCATTACGGAAGGCTTCCTGCACTTGTCTATCTGGTAGGTAGCGATTGTAGGCGCTATACAAGTCACCAACAAAATCTTCTGCATCAATGGATACATCTAGGCGTTCTGAAGCAACCTTGATTCCTGGCACATCAATGTTAAATCTGCGGGCATACTCAACATTATCTGGGTTGCGTAGCCATGCCACGATTTCTTCGGGGCGTGCATTGTTAAGCATTTGCTCAATGATTGGGTCAATACGACCATCTGGGCTACGGAAGAAACTGTTAAGTGAATTTGCGTAACCTGCATAGTAGTCAGGCATTGCAGGTGTAAGAGTTTCCTCAACAAAGTTGCCATGCTCAGCAGCAAATAGTTGTGCAGGATGGTCAACAAATCGGCGGTAAGTTTCTGCGCTGTTTGTGCGGTCAAGTAGGATGCTTCCTAATTCACCAGCAAAAGCATCATCTACTTCTACCTTGGTGCCATCATACAAAGTAAGAATTCTGCGACCTGTGCCTTGAATAGCCTTTGGTGCGCCTAAGCGTTCTTCTTCAACAATTCTTCCGTTTAAACGCTGTAGTAGTGCTTTTAATTCTTTTTGGCGTGTAGCCTGTCCGTCAGCAATTTCACGGACAATAGTTGCTAAGCCTTCGGTTGGGTATTTGCCTCTGCCGATGGATTCGGAGATTTCATTAACGCGCTGTCTAAAATTCTCTGGGCGAGTAACTCTGCGAACGCTCTGCGTTCTTGTGAGTTCATCTGGTTTAACGGCTTTTGTGCCTTTACCCAATGCAAATGCTGCGCTTGCTCCGACATCTCCTGTGCCTTTCGTGTCAATGTACTCAAGGTTTCCTATATCAAAGACACCCTGCTGGTTTCTGTCCTTGCCAATCTTAATGGCTTTCCCACGATTTTCAATTACATTTACGGGGTCGGACTTAATATGAGGAACGCCATCAATATCGTCAATCCAAGTACCAAAATACTGTGCATCGCCAAACTTATCAAAATTAGCCTCAATATGGGCAGCAACAGAATCAACCCAAGCCTGTGGGTTATTCCTTGCATCTTCCAACGAAAACGCATGGGTTGCGCCACGGATAGATACTGCCACGCCTTTTGTAGGTACATCGCCTGATACATTATCAGAGAACTTAAATGTTCCGCCACCTTGAGCCATGGTGCGCTCAATAATCTGTAGGATACGAGCATCCTCAGACAGCAACTGCTGTTGCTTCTTGATTGCTTCTAGGCGCTTGCGAGCCAGAGCCTCTGTTGGTTTACGACCAAAGGCTTCTACCATCTCAGGGTCAACAAGTACTGTGGAGTAACCGTTAGCCTTGTTATCAGGCAAGGTTAGTTTGCCAACACCATTGGCACGCATCCATTCAAGTAGTTGCTGTTCTTTGCCTTCCCAAGCAGCACGATTCTTCCACTGGTTTGCTCCACCAGTGATACCAAGAATCTTCTGTAGTTCAGGGTAATCCTCAAGTCCAAGACGGGCTTGGTTACCACGGAAGGTAACAAGATTTACTGAGCGACCATAAACCTTTTGGCTAAGGGTGATGCCCTCGTTGCCAGGTTTGCGAATTCTAAATTCACCATTAAGTAACATTTTTTGTGTTACGGTGTTTGGGTCAATAGTTGTCCAACGACCAGTTGATGGGTTAAGAACCTCAACACTATTACCGTTGTTAACGCTGTTGATAAATCCGTCACGCATATCAGCAGCAATAGTTTCCATTGCTTTGCTTGGCTTGCGTGCTGGCTGCTTGATTAGTTCGCCAGTTTCTCTTGAGCGTAGATTCTTTGGCATTGGATAAGCCCGACCAGAAATACGCTTGTAAATTTCTGAGGCGTTAATGCGAGGCATACTTGCTGTGGCATAACGCTCTGCAATATCTTGACTTGTTGACATTGCTAAGGGGCGAGTTGTGTCTAAGTCATTGATAACTCTTGATGTTCCATGGAATAACCACTCACCAGTTGCATATTGGAAAACATCGGCAACTTCCATGTATTGCTCATCGGTTAGTCTGCCTGAACGATAAGCACGCTCAAAGGCTGCTAGGTGTGCATAAACATCATCTAGCAAGCGCTCGCCTGCAAAAATCTCTGTCTGTAAAGTAGACCATTGCTTGCGCAACTTAACAGAATCCTCACGCAACCCTTGTGCTACAAGTCTGCGGTCTGTTAGGCGCTCAACATCACGGACACGGTTTGTGTACCAAGACTTAAATCCTTCACGGTTTAAGTCACCCAATGCCATAAGTCCATAACCTTTACCAAGGATAGACATACCTGCTTCTGTAAGGTTACGAACTGTATAACCAAGGCGAAGTAGAACAGATGCTTTCCACATGTCATTTAGTACACCAGTTGTGTACTTCCATGAATCTGGGTCAAGAACTTCTGTTTGGCGATTGAGAGTATTGATGAAACCTTTGTTCTTCTCAATAACTCTAAAGTAATTCTGTAGGTCAACCATTGGTAGTGCGTTAGCACCTTGGCGCTCTAGGTAAGGAATCTTCAAGATGACATCATCATCAGTCATCAAGAACTTACGGTCCTTAATCATCTGTCGTGCAGTTTCACGGCGAGCCTTGTACTGGCTCCAAATTACCTGTGCTGCCTCATCGGTTAGTCCAGCCTTCTTATTTAGTGCAGAAATAGCCAAGTCCTCAAAAGACTCTACAACTCTTGCACGAAGTTCTGGTACTCCACCTGCTCGGATGTAATCCTGTAGGTGGCGGTCAATAATTGGCTGTGCTTCTTCCTTGCCAACTAGACGGCGTAATAGTTCACCGAAAGCAGTTAACTCGTTAAATGAGTCACTATCGTTTAAATTCAAATAACCTGCTGGAGTTTCAGCAAATGCATCGCCAATTTTGCGCATACCGAAGTTGTATACGGCAATGATTGGGTGATACTTAGTTGGTTGAAAAACACCAACCGTTGGGAAATCTGTTGGTTTGTCTACTCCACGAATACGACCAGCACGGCGTTCAGCGCGGTTCATAGCCAACTTTTCAAATACTGGCTTACCAAATGTACGCTTAGTTAAATCAGCCTGACGGTCATTGAAAGTGTTGAGCATACGGAAGTATGGGTCTTTCTCAACAGTCTTAACTAAGTCACTTGCTGCATCTAACTTATTGACATCATCAGTAATGCCGTTAGTTGGAAGATTGTTTAGAATCTTCTCATCGGCTTGGCTTACGCCTTTGAGTTTGTCAAAAACAAAACTTAAATCTCTGCGCTTTTGTACAAGACGAGCCATGGCTTCTGTATCGCGTAGCGCTGTAGCCATGAGTGTATCTGCTACATCATCTACCGTACTTGCCTCACCCAAGAGATACGATAATGTATCTGCATCGTTTGATGCTTCAATCATTGGGTGATTACGGATTGCAACTCTATCCGACTTAGCCATCCAAGAAAGGGTGTTGTAGATTTCTCCACTTTCTTCACGACCCTCGTTAATCATCTTAGATAGAGTCTGTGGCGAAATAATTGTCGTGTTGCGGATACCACGAGGTAAAACAAAATCACGGGCAAGACTTGCTGCATTTGCATCTTTTGCACCGAGTGGGCGCATAACAGTTGCTTTGCGAGCAAGACCTGCTGCCTTACCAATCTTACCTAGCGGGTCTGTTACTGTTGTAAAAAATGTATCGTAAGCACCGCTTACTGTGCGGGCTGACCAGTCAGTTTGAAACACCTTGCGGTCATTAGGATTAAAAATATCAAAGTCTGCGCTGAACTCTGCTTCACCAAGTGTGCCAGGTATGCGTGACTGTAGGTAGGTAAGTGCTTGACCTGGAGAAATCTGGTCACGGTTTTCCCACGATTTCTTAATATCACCTGTGGCTAAAGTTGTTAGCGCTGCAGATAATGGTTCACGAAGGTAACGACCACCAACATTGTATGAAACCATTGCTGTTGGTAGTAAAACTTTTTCAAATGCTGCACCTGCAGTCTTGCGAATTGGGTAAGAAGCACCTAGTACCGTTGAACGGAAGGTGTCACCAGCGATATTAAACGCATCTGACACCCAGTTCTTGTCGTTAGACGACACAGTTGCGATGTCAAATAACAAAGTTGGTAAGCCAATCTCGTTGGCAAATCCATTACCTTGCAGTTTTTTCGCTGCATTACCCAGTATTTCGCTAAAACTCATAGTACGCTTTTTAAGTACCTTACATAGTTACGAAACGAATTAGATGTTTCTGGCAATTCTGCCAATATGGACAAATAAGGTAGTGCTGCACGCATACGGTTTGCATCTTCACCGTTAGCCATTTGGTCTGATGCGTACATTGTTTCTTGACCAAATGCTCCACCTGTGCGAACATCCTCATTAGGGCGCTGTGTGGGCGCATTGAGTGGCACTAAAGGTGTTGCCGAGTCGCCACGAAATGGGCGTTGGCTAGATGGTGATGGTACGCGAGAGAAAGCAGGGTTGCTTCCTTCTAACTTTGCAGCAGTCTGCAAGTCATAGAAGTCCTGTGCATTGTCTATACCTGCTGCAAATCGTGCAGGTTGACCATTAGTACCTGCACCGCCAGTAGCAGACACTTGAAAGTTCTGCTCTTTTGCTTTTGCCATTTTCCCTCCCACTTAAGTTCGGATTTAAATTTAGTTGAGCAGTTTTTAGACTTGCTCAGGTCGTTTAATTACTTGTTGCGTGAACCGCGAGTTCCTGTTGGGTTCTTGCTGAAATATGTCTTGCCACCCTTTGAGGAAGCCTTTTTAGCCATAAGTGGCTTCATTGTGTTTGGCTTTCCTGCTGAACCTTGGTTTGCTGGCTTCTTGCCTGCTTTAATCTTCTTCATCCCTGTCACCTCCCTTACGCTACTGGTAGTCGTCTGACGAGGGAAGCCTGAAGATTAGGTTCACCTCTTTGGGTTAAACTTGCTAAAAGTGACTGAACATCTGGTCTACCGCCTGGAGCAATTTGTCCAGGAGCAACACCAAGCATCCGACCAGTGGCACTAAGACCCTGTGGAAGTTGCCCCTCACCTGGAGGGACCGCACCTGGCTGCCCAAGCATGTCGGGACTTACGATTCCTTCAGGGGTCATCGCACCAGGTGGGGGATTCTCTGGCTGAAACGCCTCTGATACTGCCTGTTCAATAGGCGTACCTTTCTGGCGTTCATTTATGACAGTAGATAACTTGTACAAAATATCTGACGGATTTTGTCCCTGAGAAGCAAGTGCAGGAATTGCTTGTGCATAGGAAGCAATTGCTTGCTTCATTGCATCGCGCAAATCTTCGGTGTCAACCTTTTCTTCTTCTTGTGTTGCATTGAAAGAGAAAGGCATCTGACGGCGTAGGAAGTCACGGGAAATCAATTTATCTCCACGAGCCTGTAGACCAAACACTAATGCACGGTTAGGGTCAAGTCCTGCCATCAAACCATACTGAACATCAACGGTGTAGTCACCGTCAATGTCGCGTGATGGCTTGTATTTGATTGCGTATGGAACTCCATTGCGTGTACCGCGTAGAGTTTTCTCCATATCGCCAAAAACTTTTTCATCAACTTTGAGCGCAAGCCCAATAAGTTCAACAAAAGCACGAGCAAACATTGCATGTGCAGTTTTGATTTGTGTGTCAAATCCACCCATGAGTGCTTGTACGCCACGACCTGTGACGATGGAGGCATCAATGTTTCCTGTGCGGGATTCTGGGTAACGACTTCCTAGACGGAGTTCTCCTTCAAGAACCTGCTGTTGTGCGAAAGCACCTGCTGGTATCTCAATAGGCAATCTGCGAACATCTGAAGGTCGGTCAGTTCTAATAACAGCATCTGGTCCAAAGGCTAACTCATTTACATCTTGAGGGGCTACGAGTGGTGCTTGAACTGCTTTAGTCGCTGCTTCAAGAGATAGAAGCGCATAGCGAGCCTTAGCAACCTGAATTGCAAGAACATCGTCAAATTGACCTCGCGTTTCGCCATCCAAGGATGGTCGCTTAACAACGCGAATAAGACACTCGCCAATCGGATTAGGCGTTCTATCAATAACGATATTGTTTCTTGAAGGGACAAAAAGAATATCTTGGTCTTTGTCATGATAGCGAACAATCTCCAACATTGAATCTGTAGAATCTTTGTCATACAGTAAATGTGCATACTCTGGGTATGCGCTCATCAGTTCAGCCAAAGGCTTCTTGATGCGCTGATACATGCCGTGTACTTTTCCAAATCTGTCAATGATTGGGTAGCATCCATAGGAATCCATAAATCGGATGCGTGGCATGTTGTTCTCTAAATCAACTTCAACCTGAGCAGGTACGAATCCGTAGGATACATAACGGTCAGAGGCTGGAAACATCTGTGTTTGTAAGTCTGAAAAGTCAATAATGCCGTTAACGATTTCTTCTCGTTTGTCAGCCTTCTTGCGTTCTTTGTCAGACACCATAGATGGGGAATTACAGTTAAATGCGGGTAGTGGCGCTATAACTTCAGACAAGTCACGAGCAGAAATATCTACCATGTTTGCAACGATAGGATTCTCAAATGGTCCGTCTGGGAACAAATCTGGGAAAACATCGCGCATGCGACCCTTACGAACAAGAAGTACTTGTTCCATGCGGGTGTCACGGTCAGAGTACAACTGGCGATAACGCTCGTAGTTGTCTTTGATTTCGTCTAGCGAGAGTGGCACACCCACCTCCTGTTCTAATAGATGTCGCTGAGTGTTACGGTGTATTGCTTAGATTTATCGTATGGAGTGTGGAACATATTGATGCTGCTATGAGTGCGTGCAAATGTTCTTGCGTTAGCGACTCTATCTCTGCATCCAAGTTCTGCAAACCAGAAAGCCATCACAGTATCTGTCTTTTGCGCTTTAGGCGCATCTGGATACCAGGTGATAAGTTGTTCAATTAAAGTCTTGATACCTTCTGAGGCATGAGTTGATGGGAACTCAATGAGAGCATTGCCATCTTCCCAACCATGGAATAGTGTCGTCAGGGATGCAACTCCGAAGTTGGTGTCCCATTTGTTTTGACCCGTATGATGTTCTCGTAAAGTTGCACCCCGTGACGAGAGGTATTCCCGCACCTCACGGTCCTGAGTTAACATCGTTTGGAAAGCATTTTTCTCAATACGCCACTCAGAAATTTTGTAGATGTCAGTCCAATCTTTAATCAGTTCTCTGATTTCATCTGGCTTCATGCCAGCCTTGTTGGATACATCTAGTAGATAACGCTTCTGTGTAGAAATGTCTATGGCTAAACAAACGGCTGCTGTGTAACCAGAGCCAGCAGGGTCAAGCCCTGCAATCACAATAAGTCCATCCATGCCGTTATGTCTTACGCCAGCCTTGCCTTTAGGTATTCGCCCAAAGTTTCTAGCGCCGTTGATAACGCCTTTAATGGCATCGGAAGGAAATGCTGAATCTTCATGTACCTGCTGTTGCTGGTAGACCATTGCCCATAGGTTTGGAGATAGACGGCTTCGTTTTTTAAGAAGTGCGTGTCCATCCCATTTGCGGTATAGCCCGTCTTTGTCGGGTACACCTTTACCTGATACAGGTGGCATGTTGGTCTTAGCCCAGAGGGTTACCCACTTGTCGGGGTCCTCATCAAATTCTAAAACGGCAGGTTGAGCAAAGTAAGTCCAAGGGGAAGTTTCATCTGGGTATCGCATAGGGTCGCGCAACTCGGAGTACAAGTCCTTTGGTCGCAAGCGGGTTCCTATGAGAAGCAGTTTGCCCCCATCCTCATCAATACGGGACATGACTTCAGACTGAATCCAGTCAATCTGCTTTTCGTACTCATGGGCGTTGGTGTTATCCACACAGTCATCCATGATGATTAAGTCAGCACGAGCGCCGTAGATATGACCACGGATACCTATAGCCTGAACTGTAGGGTCCTTTTCGCCTGAGTCACGAGCCTCTGAGGAGAGGTAAATTAAGTCCTGCTTCCACGAATCAGAATTCTTTTCAAAACCACCTGGAGGTCCAAAGGTTAGTTGTAGGTCCTGATACTTAGGATGCGTTAGTCTGTTCTTGATGGAGAGCAGGAACTTTTGCGCCATAGCCTGTGTCTTAGACACAATCATAATTCTGATATTAGGGTTCTGGCAAATCCGATAGACAGCATAGTTGACCGTAATGGTCGTAGACTTTGCGTGTTCTGGTGGGGTATTGACAATCAATAAGTCGGGTGCGCCTACCTCATAGGAGATGGCAGGGTGTACATCGGAGGGTTCTCTACCCTCTAATAAATCTATCCAATGGCGTTGGTGTGTAAACACCTGAGTGCCTAGGTATTTCTCTGAGAATTCGGGGAAGGGTGGTACTTCCCCTCTGCTTGAGCCTATCTCGCCTCTAGCGGTCATGGACCGCACTTTGTCCACAGCAGTGGCAAACTCAGTATCTACCTTTCGGTAGTACTCATAAGTCTTGACACTTCTGCCTACGGCATCCATAGCCCTTTGTACAGAGTAGCCCTGCATTAAAAAATCTATAACTTGCTTTTTGATAGCATCACTTTTGTGTGATTGCGCTGTAACTCTTTTTCTTTCCATAGCATCTCCCAAGACGGGGTATTTGGAGTCTTGGGGCTAAACTCCTAACCGAAGGCGTAGTCCAAACGAAGCCGAAGGTTAGGGCTTCTACTAGGGCGACCCATAGGGTCGCAGTTAAGTGTTCGGAGGCTCCGATAATTTCGCCTCCTCACTAATACTATAGGTGTCCAAAAGGTCCTCATCGGACACTTTTGGGCGTGTGATTTACGCCACATATATAGTAAATCAGCAAAAGTGCAGGTCGGAGCCACATTTATGGGGGGCGAGGACTAGCAAAGTTATGTATATAGAGATATACACAGGCACGCTCCGCGATTTTAAAAACCCTGGGGTGCGATTTTTCATCGCACTGCTTCGTGTTGCACACTGTTTAAACGCTCACTGCTAGGCATGCATGCGCTCACTCACTGCAATGCAGGGCTGGCATGCGGGGAGGCGCTTACTCTCACATCTAATCGCGCCCCCCCTGCATACATCGCAAGCAAGCAATGCAAGATAGTTGAACTTTCAACAATTAAACCCGCAACGGCTAAGCAGTAGCCCGTAAGTTACTCATCGGTAACATGCGAAAAAGCAAATAAAACACGAGAAAATCTCACATGCGAAATATCATAGGTGTGAGAAAAGCAGTATAAAACAATGGTTTTCTCATGGTTACTCAGCAGTAACTTATGCAACCTCGCTCAATCTCGCTCAAGCCGTGAAGCAATCCGAGGCAATGGGCAATCGTTTAAACCCCTCAAAAGTGAGTATTTTACGCTGGTTTTCGGGCATGCTTGACTTTGTTTAAACCTCACGATTAAACTCTGCCCCGAAGGGGCAACCAGCCCCACCGACGAAAGGAATGGCTCACGATGAATCGTGAACAATGGCTCAAAACACTGGCAGACACTGCAGTGCCTCAAATCTCCTCAAGCCTTGAACTGGCTACGGAGGAGTTAAGCCTCAAACTCTCTTGCGGTTTCCCTGCTCAAAAGGGCAAGCGCAACAAGGTTTCAGCCTCTCTTGTACCTCCAACAGCATCGGAGGAATTTAACGCTGAAATTTTCGTGACTCCCGAACTATCGGAGAAGCGCAAAGTGGCTCAAGCCGTTTTACCTCTCCTCGTTGCCGTTGTGACTGGCGATTACCAGCAACGCCGTATCTACCGCGATGCTGTACGCCGTTTAAACCTCAACGGCTCCGAATTGCCAGCATGGGCAAAGTCAATCGCCGATGCGATGCCTGCCTATCCTCACGCCTCAATCACGCTTGAGGAGCAGGCTAAGCAATCCACCCGTTTAATCAAGGTTATCTGCCCGAATCTTGAGCATGATGCCTATATCGCCCGCATGAGCCGTAAAACTCTTGAATTTGGCAGTCCAATCTGCCCATGCGGTCAGACCATGAGAGCGGTGAATTACTAATCATGGAAACTTTCGGAATTGAACTAGAGGTTTCCAACCTCTCAATCGCAGGCGCTCAACACGCAATCAACCGCGCTGGTTTAAACTGGCAGGTTAAATTTGACGGTACCCGTCATGTATCCGCCGAAGCGGTCAGCCCAATCCTTGACCGTGACCGTTTAAACGAGGCTAAGAAGGCAACCCGCGCCCTGCTTGCCAGTGGCGCAACCGTCAACAAGCAAACGGGTCTGCATGTACACCTCGGAGCCGATGAGTACGGCGTAGAAGGTATTGCCCGCCTCGTGTGGAATTGGAATCTCGCTCACGCCACAATCGGAGCGCTTGTTGCCAAATCCCGTTTAAACAATCACTTCTGCCAAGCCGTGACACTCTCACGCCTTGAGTCATGGGTTGAGCATGTACGCAATGGCTCAATCCGTAACCTTGAGGGCGGGCGCTACTGGTCGCTCAATCTCAACGCATACAGCGCACACCGCACGGTTGAATTCCGCCTACATCACGGCACGCTTAACGGCTCCAAGGTCAAGGCATGGGCGGAATTCGTAAGCGCCATGGCTAACTATTCCACGGCTGGCAATCTGCTCAGCACGAATGACGGTTGGTACAACCCTATTGACCGTTTAAACAAGGTCGGCGAATTGTTGGACACGCTGGCACACGCTGGCAATCTCTCAGGCGATACCGCCGAATTCCTCAAGGGTAGAGCGGAGGAATTGAGCGCCCGCTAAGCGGGTAGCCCGCCCCTAGTGGGCATGCGTGAGTGCAATCCTCACGGCGGGCGCTAGTGATACCAAATCGGTGTCACTGTTTAAACTGACGAAAGGAAATAAGCATGTGGAAACGAAACGAACATGATATGACTTGCCTTGTATGCGGAGCCGTTTACAGTTACGCATCAGAGTGGGACATGGCGAATGTAGATTGGCACGAGCATGACAAGGAAGGTGTTTAAACATGTACCCAAACGCATTACCTTGGTGGCTTCAATGGATAGACGGAAGCGTGATTTTGTTGGTTGCGCTTGTGATTTATTTCCTGTACAAAGCACGCAACAGTGGAGGTAACTAATCATGTACAGCAAAGATAACACCTGTTTAAACTGCGGGGAAAGTTTATGGTACCCGCATCAACCAACATGTGTATGGTCAGACGATGACCGTTTAAACACCGTCACTTGTGGCGACTGCTTGCGCTCCGATTGCGCTGGCTGTGAAGTGTGATATACTTAACCCGTAAACCTACAACAGACTGGAGATATAACTTATGTGTGGAATCGCAGGCTATTGCCTAGACCCCAAGCACGCTAAGCGTGTTAGTACCGCAGACCTAGCAGGACAGATGCTCCTTGACATTGAGCATCGTGGCTATCATGCAACGGGAGTTGCATACATCAACCGTTTAAACGGTAACCGTGTTATCCGCAAGGCTCCTACTTGCGCCACTGATTTCATCAAACGCAGTGGCAAACACCTATGTGACGGAGCGCAAACCGCAATCCTTCACACCCGTTGGGCTACGCAAGGCGACCCAAAGAACAACGACAACAACCACCCAATCCCACGCGGGCGTATCGTGTTGACTCACAACGGACACATCAGCAACGACACCGAACTGTTTAAACAACTAAACATTCAGCGCCGTGGTCAAGTTGACAGCGAGGCAGTGACCGCACTGCTTGCCTTCAGTAAAGCCAAGCCGTGGCAAGTACTGCCACAGATGCGAGGTACAGCCGCGCTTGCATGGATTGAGCAAGACAACGCCAACACCCTGCACCTAGCGCGTGTCAATTCCTCACCGTTATGGATTGGACAAACCAACACGGGTTCACTGGTCTACGGTTCAACCGAGGAAACCATTGAGAACGCATGCGTAATGCTTGACTCCGAACTAGATTGGAAATACTCAGCAGATGAGGGTGAGTACTTCAAGGTGCGTGACGGTGCAATCATTGAGTACGAAACCTTCAAGCCCACACGCTACGCAGGTAACTGGAATTACCGCGATAGTCAGTGGGATAAATACTGGGACAAGCAAGATGAGTTAGCCTTCTGATTTACCAGAAGAATACAAACCCCCTGTTTAAACGCAGGGGGTTTTTCTTTTGCCAGACGATGTGCGCACAATGTATACACAATTGTTTAAACAAAAAAATAATTTAAAAATCTTTTGATAAATGCTTGACTTTATATTTACCAAGCGGGAGTATATGACAGTGGCAACAACGCCACACCTACGAAAGGAAAGCAATGCTAGTAACAGATATAATCGCAGTTAGTATTGCGTTAGTTAGTGCGGTTGGATTACTTATCCATGGCGCAAGAGTTAATGCAAGACTAGAAAAAGAAAACAATTACCTACGCAAACAGGTACGAGAGATGCGCAAGCAAATCGGTAACATGGTGGAGCGCCCATTCTAATGAGCGACACAAGGAAAGAACTAAAGAGTAGGCACGCGCTGGCACAGAGCAGGGCAAAGACCCGACTAGTGCAAGCACACAAAGCGGAATACGAAACTATCTACCGCCAAGAGTGCGAGAAGTTGGGACTAACAAACCGACTACCAAAGGCGGAACGAATCGCCAAACTAAAAGCACAACTACAAAGACTGGAAGCAGGTGTTTAAACATGGCTAAGCAATTTTCCTACGCAATATATTTTGACGGAACTCAGTGGCACCTAGATGTAGACACGGAGGAGCAAGCCTTTCCAAATGGAACTGTCTATGATACCGAAACCAAATCGTGGGACTACGCCTATCAGGGTGACGGTAAATTTATTGAGGGTGCGCAAGAAGCAGACAAACAACTGCAAGACATGCTCAACAAAATGAATCAAGAAAGGTTAGGTGTTTAAACATGAGTAAACAAACTTATGAGGGCTGGAAAAACTACGAAACTTGGAACTGTGCGCTATGGATTAACAACGATTACCCGTTGTACATCAGCGCAAGATTGTTCATGAAAGACTATCGTGGTGCCAAGCCTTACCGTGATTGGGTGCGCGTTGCTGGATTGGAAAATCAACAAACCAAAGACGGTTGCAAATGGATTAGCGATAAGTTATCCTACTCAGAACTTAACAACATGATGGAAGGATTAAACAACTAATGAAAGACCCGAAAGAAGTTGCACGCATACGAGTATCGGCATCAAAGTATGCGATTAAATTCCTGCGACATAAATACCGCAGGGAATATCAAGAACTTTATGATGCGTACCTACGCAACAGAGGTTTAAACACACGCCGTCACCCTGCTGAACTGATTGACGAACGCGAGATGATTAAATCATGAGCAAGTGCGGAGCATGTGGCGGAACTATCTCAAATACCGTGGTACCTCACGGACAAATCTGTGATGATGACATCATGGCACCGAGCATCAACGACCTAATGAAATCACTAGACGAAAGCGAAATGGAGGAGGACAATGACTGAATACAAAGCAGTCAAGGGTGTAGTTATCCACCCCGATGGTACACATGACGAGAGGGTGTTTAAACAACTCTTGGATTATCAGCAAGCAGTCCACGGAATCATAGATGCTGTTAGATTGTATGACTACAACGGGCAAGAGATAGCGTGCGCTTATGTAGATGATGAAGGGCTACTCAAAAGCCTGCCACTAAACCCAATGGCGAGTGCGTTATCTTTCCTCTTTGGCAATACGCCACACTTGGTTGGTGACATCGTACTTGTTGGGCGTTCAGATGATGAGGGCTACGACACAGACTTGCCCGACTTTATCCTCACACTGGTGCGAAACATCAGTGCCAAACAGGAGATTAACGCATAATGTTTAAACGCATAGTCACTATCTTCCTCATCGTCACCGCAAGCGTGGCGATAGATGACAGGTTCTTTGACAAATCGCATGTACCAATTTCGCCACTGACGGACAAGGCGCACATCAGTGGCACGGTGGTAGCCTTCTATGAGAATGAATACCAACGCTACGCAGTAGACATGCTCACACAAATGGGCAAACTTGAACAGTGGTCATGCTTGTACACACTATGGACACGCGAATCAAACTGGAATCCACGGTCATTGAATCGTAAGTCAGGTGCCTATGGTATAGCGCAGTTCATGCCAGCAACATGGAAGCAAGTAGGGTTTAAACGCACCGATGACGGCTTCATACAGGTGGAAGCAGGGCTTGCATATATCCAACGAAAGTATGGTGGCAATATCTGCAAGGCGCTCGGTTCAAATCTATCAAGAGGGTGGTACTAATGAGTGAATATCAGGAACTTTTAGAGGGCTTAAAGAAGCACCTCATACTGAGTGGTCTAACTTTCAACGCAGAGATAGCCACTGACCCAATAATTACAAGACCAGTACGCGTTGAGATGCTGGTCGCCACAGTAATGGAGTATTTAAATGGCACAGGATACGCAAACACAACCAAGGTTTCATAGAATCAGAAAGGTCTTGCGTTTAAATGACCGTGTTTATTACACGCTTGTGTATAACGCAAAGAACTTTGATGGAGCCAAGTGTTTTGGTGTACCAACCGAAGTGTTTTACCCAGTCACCGATAAGTTTACTGCCGAGGAGGAGCGGTATATCCGCGACAGAGTATGCGGTGGCTGTCCAGTCCTTGAAGCGTGTGCCGAGTGGGGACTAGCCCATGAACGCTACGGAATATGGGGTGGTATGACACCCGTAATGAGAGATAGAGTACGCAGAAAACGCAAGTGGGGTTTGACAGACCCGCAGTTGCGCGATACTCAAAGATAGAATAAACTAAGAACAAGAAGCACCTGCACTCCTTTCGTCGGGTATGTACTCCAGTCACATAATGCAGGTGCTTCTCTCTTTTACAAATTAAAGTTTGTGAACATTATGCATCAACATGAATACCTCATTAGCAAGTTCATCAAGTGAGCCATCGTTGTATACAACTCGTTTAAACATGTGATTATCTAATGCGCGTTCGCTTATATGGTCATTGACTGCGCCATGGTTGTGTCTGTTTATACGCCACACTTCACCACCGCGTTCTTCAATCATGCGTGCTTCGTTAGGGAAGCGAACATCAGGGATAATAATGCGCTCATCAGTGTCAATCTTATTAAACAAACGCCACACCCAAACATCTTCATGAATTAACTTACGACCAACTTCGGTACCCATAACTTGTAGCAGTCGGCGCACTTCATCTTTAGCCTTTGCTACTTCCCAACCATACATAGTAACTATCTCGTTTAAACGATGACCGTCATGCAAGATGGGGTTGAGTGCAAGCAATGCTTCTCTTATGCCATCAGCGAACGCCATGCGTTTAAACTGATAGTTCAATACAAGTAACTCAGCAACTGTGTCCTTGCCACTACGAGCATATCCACTTAATCCAATAATCACTCTTGCTCCTCCTGATTTCTTATCTCTGCTCTTGCTTCGGCATTACTACGAACGCGCCTACGACCACGCCACACTGGTGCTTCGCCACCTAATCTGTCTTGTAGTTTAGTAAGCGCCCGTTTAACACGCTTACGCATGGCTTCCTCAGTGGTGCCATACGATTCAGCCAACGCGCCAAATTCCATACCACCATTGGCATAGCGCATACGCAGCAAGTCCTGGTCTGTCTTGTTTAAACGGTCAAGTCCTGCTGCTACATCTGACAACAGCGCAATGCGATTGCCACCCTCTGATGGTTTAGAACTACGAGAAATATATTCACTGCTCATATCGGGAGTATCAGTCCACCCCTCATGAGTCCACACATCACGCAACAATTCATGAAGCACCTCATGCGTGTAATAAAAACTATCAGCAATAGGTGAACGAGATAGATGCGAGCGCTCTTTGGCAAC